GCCTGACGAAACGAGTTCACACTCGCCTCAGCATACACCTGAGGCTCCCCCTGGAGATTCGTCTTCACCCAATACGGAGTCGTCGTCGGCTGCGCATAATTCCACGACACCGCAGCACCCTGGCTGTAGGTGTCAATAACATTCACCGCCGCCTGACCAACTCCGATCTGGCTCGTCGCAACACCAAGTCCTGCGACCGCCGACTGAATCGACGGCGCAGTAAACTTCTGGGGCCACGGCAGCGCACTCGTAAAATAATCCTGACTCTTACCACGACGGAACGGATTCCCGTTCAAACCAAACGTGCTATCAAACACCGGCACGTTATCCGTCGGAACAACAGCAGAATTAATCAGGTTCTCATCACGAAACCACTCATTATAAATCAGATTATACGCCCGATACGGCAGCGCATTCACATCAAGAATGGCTTGAATCTGCCCAACCGTCGGCAGTCCAAAATAATCTGTAATAGAACCAACTACCGCGCCGCCAGTACGAACCACTGGCACCGCAACATCAATCGACTGATTCACAGTCGTCTGCTCACCCATAAACCGCTTCCAATCGCTCCACACGAGGCGATTAGGAACAAAGAAAAAATGGGTATCAACACGCTGATTATCCATCAGCGGAAACAGCGGCGTCGCCATACGGACATACGCCGTCAAATCGTACTTCAGGTGATCACCTGGCAGTACTTCATCAACCAAAATCGGGATCAAAAGACCCGCATTAAACGTCGTCTTACGAGTAAACGACCCAACAAACTTCGACCGCGGCACATCAGGCCGCTGAATCATCGCAGAATCCTGCTGCGATGCCAACTTCCGAGACGGAAGATAATACGACTTATCCGGCATTAGCCAATAGCCTCATCAAGTTTAGCAGCCTCAGCAGCCTCTCGGGCCTGCTTCCACTGCGTACCAGTAAAAATAACCATGGGCGCACCCATGAACGAACCATCGTCCTCAAGCAAACCAAGACTCAGCAGCTCATAATCATCAGGATGGGTAGCCGGATACGACTTCCCATCACTTAGCACATCATGAAAAAAACGAATAGCAGCGGCGTCGGCCTTAAACAGCCACACCTGCTGCCCAATAGACTCTGCAACTTTATCGCGAATAGCATACACGTTCATCATCCGTACTTTCTCCCTTGTGATTGTATAGCCAACCGCGACTTGGCATTCGCCTCAGCCGCGTCCAACTCATCACGAGAAACATAACGACGATGCTGCCACCGCTCAAACGCTACCGCTTCAACCACCTCAGGCTCTGCATGCTTCTTAAACGACTCATGCAAATACCTCGGCACAGGATACTTCGTACCATCCATCACCGCAAAACGCGACCACGACTTCCAAAACTTACGCGCCTCACCCCCAATACCGGGGTTCCGCGACATCAACAAAAACGGAGCTTCTCTACCATACAACTCGCCCGTTTCCTTGTCAAGCACCTCAGAAAACTGGCCATGCCAACCTTCTTTCTTCGCACAATAACCAGCAACATACTTCACCGCAGCCGGCGTTAACGCATGTATTCCCACATGCCCCGCCGACCAAGCCTTACGGATCGAGGACTCAACACCCTCGACTCCGAACAAAATCGCGTGGTAATGAGGTCTCCCACCACGCTCCCCATACTCTCCGCAACCAAAAAATCGGACTTTTTCAGGTGACAAACGCGCTCGTAAACGCTTAATGTAGCCGGAGAGATGATTTCGCCTAACGGACCGATACGCGGGCAAGTTCTCATCCGAATACGTGAGTGTAACCCAGCACGACTTCGAATGATTCTGCAACTCCAAACCACAACGGATAGCCCACGACCGAGCTCGGTCCATACGGCAACCAAGACAGCCACCACACGGCATATCCACCGCTTCGCGATCATCAGAATCGGGCCGCCTCAGGCTCACTTTACCATCTAACCGCCACATCCGAAACGGATGATGGCACGCCACGCTTACAGCCTCCAGCCGCCTCGCAGCGGGGACCGAAGATTGAGCGCCATCGTCTTACCAGCCCGACCCCGGAACGTCCTGGCGGACTTACCTTTCTGCATTCCCATTCTGCGCATGGTACCCTCCGTGAAAGTGAAAAGCTGTCAGTAAGCACGTAGTTATCAAGTATAGTATACGTGCTTACACTAGCGCGCCGGCTCCTCGCCGGCTTGCTGACCCTCTGCAGGGCTTGAGCCGCCCGCGGGCGGCTCCACCCCTGCCGAGGGTGAATTAAACGCTCCTGCGCCAAATGCGCGCAAAAACGCGCCCATATCTGAGTACATCTCACGCACCTCAGCAGGAGCCTCGGCGAACCACGCCTCAAACAGCGACCTAGACTGCATCTGCGCAGTCAAATCTTCATCAAAATTATGCTCGCCATAACTAACAGGACGAGGCACGATCCCGTGACGCGCTACAAGCACATTGACGTCGGCGTCGTTAGCAAACTCCTGTCGACACTTGTCCTCCTCGTCCGTACACACCAAAGAAGAAGACAACGTAATCTCATCATGATTATCAGTCTGATGACGAAACATTTAACGATACCTGTTAATAACTGTGGGTTTACGAAGAATCTGCTCAACAGCACGAGACGCACCAGACGTAACGCCACCCAACACACCAGAAAACAATTTAGTAGCCGTACCTAGACCTCTATCAACCATTCCAAACCGCTGATCGTACCTAGCTTGCACATCAGCTGAAGCATTTACAGAACGCTGATACAACACCTCCAACGCAGCCATTGCAGCACGAGACGGCTGCAAGGCACTCTCAAACTGCCTACGCTGCTTCTCAGTCTGCTCCTGCTCCAACAAATAACGAGTGCGCGCTTCCGCCTCGCCCTTACGGGCCATTACTTCCGCCTTTTGCGACTGCATCAACGTATTCTGCTGCTGCATATTCTTCAGAGTCTCACTCTGAAGCCGAGCAGCTCTAGCAGACGCAATACCCTGCTCCAAAGCATTACCAATAACAGCGGAAGAACCACCTGGCGTCGACGCGCCTCTATCATACGCTAGAGCAGGATTCAGACCAGCCGATTCGTAATCCTTAACCGCCCGCTGCGCGGCGGTATTACTCATCCGCTCCTGAAACGCCTCCTGACGTCGAGCCTCTCGAACCTGCTGGCGGTTCGTAAACAAACCGCCAGCAGTCGAAAGGACACCCGAGATCAAAGAACCAAGCAGGGGATCCATTAGAACCGGCCGAGCGTTACCGGCGTCCCAAACATCGGCAGCGGCCGAACCGCCTCACGCTGAATAAGAATATCCGCAAGATATTCCTGAATACCCTCAGCCGCGGCATTACCCGCTGCAAGAATACGCGCCATCGGCGGAGTATCCTCAATAAACGTCTGTCCAAGCGTCGGAGCAGACGCAAAATTCTGCGCAAGATGCCACGGAGCAAGCGTTCCGTTCACATAGGTGCGAAACTTACCCGTCACCTCAGAATACCGCGTCCGATACTCATGCCAACGCTCCTGATAACCGAACACGACATCATCGTTCGCAGGCACACCCGTCGCATAAATCTCCTTACGAAGGATCTGCTGCTCACCAAGTCCAGCAAGCGAAGGCCAATAAAAATCGTACCGCGTCTTACGGCTAAACGTCCGCGGCACACCCTGATTATACGACAACTCCGACCGCACGGACATCAAACCAATTACATACCCATGCTCCGTACTCGCGTACGACGCATGATGACGCCCGACCGCAGTAGCAGCCGCACCAAGCGTACCGAGCGGCTGACCCTGACCACCAGTCGTGGTCACAGTCTGCGCAATAGGCGTCACATTCAGCGGCGAAGTCCCGCCGCCAATATACTCCGGACGCTGCTGACGAGCATCCGGCGAAACAACACCGAAATGCGACCGAACGATTTCGGTATAACGAGTGCCCCCACGAGCATCTCGCTCCAGCA